TGAGATCAATAGAGAAGTTGTCAGAACTGTTAACTCACAAGCTAAAGTGGGTGCACTTCAAACTAACACTGCTATCAACGGTATCTTCAACGTACAGACAGATGCAGATGGCCGATGGTCAGTAGAAAAATTCAAAGGGTTAATCCTTCAAATCGAAAGAGAAGCTAACGTAATTGCAAAAGAGACACGTAGAGGTAAAGGTAACTTTATGATCTGCTCATCTGATACTGCATCAGCATTAGCAGCTTCCGGTATGTTAGACTACACACCTGCAATGTCAACTAACTTACAGGTAGATGACACAGGTAATACATTCGCTGGTGTATTAAACGGCAGAATGAGAGTCTACATTGACCCATATTCAACAACAGATTACATTACAGTAGGTTATAAGGGTACTAACCCATATGATGCTGGCGTATTCTATTGTCCTTATGTACCACTAACAATGGTAAGAGCTGTCAGTGAAGATACTTTCCAGCCAAAAATTGGTTTCAAAACCAGATATGGCATGGTATCAAACCCATTCGTAGGTAGCACACCTGCTGATGGATTAGCAACTGCTAGAACTAACCAGTACTATAGAAGTTTCAGAGTTGATAACATTCTAGGTGCATAAGCATCATCGCTTAAAAAGTAAAGAGAGGAGTTTCGGCTCCTCTTTTTTCGTATAAATAACATTATGGAAATATTCTTATTAACACTATTTGTATTCATGTCATTCACGGCTTCGAGTTTATCGCTAGCATCAATGCTTAAAAGACCAATAAAAGGTAGTTGTGGTGGAATAAATTGTAGGTGTAAAAATGTCACTAACAAATAATTTTAATTATTTACAACCTACTGGGTTTAAATTAACTATTGATCGAACTAATTATCCTAATTTAGAATTTTTTATTCAAGACTTTACTCATGCTGGTGTCATTATGAACACAGCAGATTTAAGTTATAAAAAAATTGCATCTATACCATTTATCGGTGATAAGTTAACATATAATGAAATGTTAGCTAATATCATACTTGATGAAGACATGAAATCTTATAGAGAAATGCACACTTGGATGAGAAGAATATTAGATCAAAGTATGACTACACCTGTAGATAGATTTAAAGCTCGGACTGAACAACCGCCGGCAACATCTGATATTACTTTATCTATTTTGTCGAGTGCTAACAATCCTATTATAAGAATAGTGTATAGAGATTGCATACCAGTAGCTCTTACAGATATACAGTTTCAATCTACAGCGGGTGGAGAATCTTTTATCACATTCGGAGCATCATTTAGATTTACTTACTTTGACATACTACATAGAACATCAACGGGTGCAATGGTTGATGGAGATTCGTTTTCTGTAACTGGTAGCGTAACTGGTTAATATATAATATTATTGGAGAGATTATGATTGATTTGAAACAAATCCACAGCATGTGGGCAGAAGATTGTGTTATTAGCAATACACAATTAGATGAAACATCTAAACACACACCAGCACTACATTCCAAATATTTACAATATTGGTCAACTGCTAAGTTGGAACTTAAGCGTGCTGAGTTTGAACAGAAAAAAATATTGAAAGACAAATGGCTATATTATAATGGAAAGATGGATCAAAAAACTTTAGAAGAAAAAGGTTGGAATCCTGATCCTTTTGATGGATTAAAAATATTAAAAGGTGAAATGGATTATTATTATGAAAGTGATCCGGAAATTCAAAAATCTGAAGAGAAAATTCAATATTGGAAAACTGTAATCGAAACATTAACAGAGATAATAGACAATTTAAAATGGCGACATCAAACAATATCGAACATAATAAAATGGAAACAATTCGAATCAGGAAATTAAATCATTCAACTATACACGTAGTGTGTGATAGATCTACGAGTGCAGAACTTAGAGAGTTCTTTTCTTTCTTCGTTCCCGGTTATAAATTTATGCCAGCTTATCGTAATAGGATATGGGATGGAAAAATAAGACTGTTTAATCAGACAACTGGAGAAATACCTGCAGGATTATTTCCACAAATTTTATCTTTTGCTGAATCAAGAGAATATGAAATTGAAATAGACGATTCTGAATATGGAAATCCTAATGAAGGAAATACTATAAATGTAGATTTCATGATGAAGTTTGTAGATGCATTGAAGCTTCCATTTAAAATAAGAGATTATCAATTTGATGCAGTTTGTCATGGAATACAAAGAAAAAATGCAATATTACTTTCTCCTACAGGTTCTGGCAAATCATTAATAATATACGTATTAATGCGTTATCTCTTATCTGCGTTTGAAGATAAAGATATATTAATCATTGTGCCAACAACATCATTAGTAGAACAAATGTATAATGATTTTAAAGAATATGGATACAATGTAGATAAACATTGTCATAGAATATATTCAGGCAAAGATAAAACAACAGATAAAAAAATTATAATAAGTACATGGCAATCAATATACAAATTTCCACAAGAATGGTTTGAAAGATTTGGTTCGGTGTTTGGTGATGAATGCCACGGATTTAAATCAAGATCATTAACATCAATAATGAACAAATGTACTGAAGCGGAATATAGATTTGGAACAACAGGAACTTTGGACGGTGCACAAACACATGAGCTTGTTCTGCAAGGATTGTTCGGCAAAATACATAGAGTTACAAGCACTCGCCAATTACAAGATGATGACACACTTGCTAAACTCGAAATACGTAGAATAGTTTTGCAACATAAAGAAGAAATAAGAAAAGCTTTTGGAAAACAAACATACCAAGATGAATTACAGTATGTAGTATCACATAAATCAAGAAATACATTTATTCGTAATCTCACTTTAGATTTAGAAGGTAATACATTAGTTTTATATAATTATGTCGAAAAGCATGGAAAACCATTGTACACATTAATAAAAGAAAAAGCTGATCCCGCCCGCAAGATTTTTTTTGTATCAGGAAGCACAGCTGCAACTGATAGAGAAGCTATTAGAGCTATAGTAGAAAAACAAAAGAATTCCGTCATAGTTGCATCACTCGGTACATTTAGCACCGGTATAAATATTAGGAATCTTCATAATATTGTATTTGCATCTCCATCAAAGTCACAGATACGAGTTTTACAGAGCATTGGAAGAGGATTGAGAAAAACTGATGATGGCAAATCTACAACTCTTTATGATATTGTAGATGATATAAGTTGGAAAGCACGTAAGAATTATGGAATATTACATGCAGATGAAAGACTTAGAATATACGGCCGTGAAAAGTTTATACATAAAACATATAGAGTAGAATTATGAGTAACGTAAAACAATTTAAATTGACTAATAACGATGAAATAGTTTGTGAAGTGGCATCTTGGAATGATGAAGAAACTGATGAAATTATAATTAAGAAAGCACTTAAAATAGTAAGTATAGAAGACTATACAAGAGGTATAAGATTTTTTGCTTTAAGACCTTGGATATCATTTCAAGATAATCCGGATGAATTGCAATCATTAAATGCATCACATATTATTGTAACATCTACACCTACTAAATCTGTACTAAAATATTATAATACATGTATAACTGCAATAAAGCAAGATCTTAAAAAACCCGGAGTACCTCGTAAAGGAGTCTGGGCAAACTTAGATGAAGTAAATCATGAAACACGTGATCTTACGGATGAAGAACTTGATGATTACCTAACAAGTAAGTACGGTAGCATGATAGATGATGAATGGTCAAACGATTCGGATAGTGCTAAAATAATTAGATTTAAGCCAAAAGATACTATGCATTAGGGTATATCCCCTCTTCCTCAGATATACTATCTTATTTTACCACACTTTTCACCATTTGTACACCGTTATTTTTAGCACTAAGAGAAATAAATTATATGAAAATAGACATGAAAATTTTTAAAGATAGAGTAGATAATTTTTTTAAATGGGTTAAAGGAACTGAACTTGTTGAACTTGACTATATTGATGTTGCAGAAGATCCTGTAAGACCAGAACTTGATGTTGAATTTAGATTGAACTATGATCGCAAGATTTTTGGTTTAAAATATGAAGATAACATTGAAGGTATTATCTGTGTTGCCTATACAAACGATGTACCTCACAACATTAAAGAATTAGATATTATGAGTCAAAATGCACACTATAAACAAGATCCTAATACTGCAGTGGCTTATACAGTTTGGTCACGTAAAAGAGGTGCTGGTAAAGAGATCGTAAAAAAGTTATCAGAACATTGTAAAAATCTTTCTTACATAGAGAAATTAGTTACGCTTTCACCGTTAACACCAATGGCTACGCATTTTCATATTAGTAATGGTGCAAAGCTAATAAGCATCAATCATACATCACAAAACTTTGAATATAAGTTATCATCTTAAGAGAAAATATATTGTTGTACTTTTACGCAAAATTGGTGTATAATAGTACTATAAAATAAAGGATTAACTATGGCACGTAGAAAAAGTATACATTATGTCAATAACGCACAATTTTCACAAGCAGTGGTTGACTATGTTAAAAAATTAGAAGAATGTAGAAAAGAAAAAATTCCTCTACCTAAAGTACCAGATTATGTAGCACAGTGTTTTTTGAGAATAGCTGAGGGGTTATCACATAAGGCTAATTTTATAAGATACACTTATCGTGAAGAGATGGTCATGGACGCTGTTGAAAATTGTTTGAAAGCCATATCTAATTACAATCTTGAAGCAGCAACAAGAACAGGTAAACCGAATGCATTTGCATACTTCACACAGATAACTTGGTTTGCGTTTTTAAGAAGAATAACAAAAGAGAAGAAACAACAAGAAATAAAAATAAAATATTTAACTAAATCCGGAATTGACAGTTTTATTGACACAGGTGATGAACATGGCGCTACAAGTGTAGCTACACATTTCGTTGACACTTTACGTGATAGAATACAGAGAGTCAGGAGTACTGATGTTGAAATAAAAGAATACGCTAAAATAGAAAAGAAAAAAAGAAAAAGTAAAATAGCTGATTCAGATTTAAGTGAGTTTATGCAATGAAGATAGCTGTATTAAATGATACTCACACTGGAATAAGAAATTCTTCAGAGGTGTTTTTAAATAATGCTGAAGAGTTTTATAACAAAGTATTTTTTCCGGAATGTGAAAAACAAGGCATCAAACAAATACTTCATCTTGGTGACTACTACGACCATCGAAAGTTTGTGAACTTTAAAGCATTAAATCATAACCGTAGAATATTTTTAGATCAGTTACGTAAACGCGGTATGTCTATGGATATTATACCCGGCAATCATGATACTTTCTACAAAAATACAAATGAATTGAACTCATTAAAAGAATGTTTAGGACACTATATGAATGAAGTTCATATTGTCATGGAACCAACTGTTATGAAGTATGATTCATTGAAAATAGGATTAGTCCCTTGGATATGTCAAGAAAATTATACACAATGCATGAACTTTATAAAAGATTGTAAAGCAGATTGGTTGGGTGCACACCTTGAGTTGAATGGTTTTGAAATGATGAGAGGTTTGAAAAATACACACGGAATGGATCCTAAACTGTTTTCTAAATTTGAAATGGTTTTATCTGGTCATTATCACTGTTCTTCTCAAAAAGACAATATTTGGTATCTTGGATCTCAAATGGAATTCTTTTGGTCAGATGCTCACGATCCTAAGTATTTTCATATAATAGATACTGAAACTCGCAAAATAGAAAAAATAAGAAATAAACACACTTTATTTGAAAAAGTCCTTTACAATGATGAAGAAATAGATTATAATAACTATAATAAAGATTTTACTAGCAAATTCGTAAAAATTATTGTTATGAATAAAACTGATCCTTTCATGTTTGATAGGTTCATCGATAACGTTCAAAATCAAAAAATTTATGAGCTTAAAATAGCAGAAAACTTTAATGAATTCATAGGATCTAATGTTGATGATGAAAGCATGAATTTTGAAGATACTGCAGAAATTGTAGATACTTATATAGACGCCGTAGAAACAGATTTAGATAAAAATAAAATTAAAGTTGAAATGAGACAATTGATGACTGAGGCACAGGCACTCGAAATAGCATGATAATATTTAAAACTCTTCGTTATAAAAACTTCCTATCTTCAGGTAATACATTTACTGATGTCGATTTCACTAGAGCCAAATCTACTTTAGTGGTAGGTCACAATGGTGCAGGTAAATCCACTATGCTAGATGCATTATCATTTGGCCTTTTTGGTAAACCACATAGAAAAATAAGTAAAGCACAACTCGTCAATTCAATTAATCAAAAACAAGCGCTAGTTGAAGTTGAATTTGTTATAGGTCAATCCAAATTTAAATTAATTAGAGGAATCAAGCCTAACATATTTGAAATATGGAAAGACGGAACGATGATTAATCAATCATCACACGCTATGGAATATCAGAAAATATTAGAACAAAACATATTAAAGCTTAATCATAAAAGTTTTCATCAAGTAGTTGTGTTAGGTTCTTCTTCTTTCATACCTTTTATGCAACTTAATGCAGGTCATCGTAGAGATGTTATAGAAGATCTTCTAGATATTAATATCTTTTCTAAAATGAATGTTATATTAAAAGAAAAAAATTCTGTATTAAAAGATAAATCAAATAGCATAAACACTAATATCGAATTATGCAAAACTAAAATTGAACAGCAGTCTAAATATATTCGTGATATTGCTGCACTTACTACTGAAAATAAAAAGAAATATGAAAAACAAATTCAGACTGCAGAAACTAAAATTAAAAAATTACAAGATCACAACAATGAATTGAGCTCTGAGCTTTCTCAAATTGGAACAGTTGATTTAAGCGAATTACAAAATAAAAAAAATAGTATAATAACACAAAGAGCTGAACAAAAACAAGATTTAAAGGCAGTAGCAAAACGAGGATTGTTTTTACAACAGAATGATGAATGTCCGACATGTGAACAATCTATACAAAATAAAGATAAACTCATACTTCAAACTAAAAATGAAGCACATCAGATTGAATCAACACTTAAAACAATTGAAACAAGCTTTACTGATATTGAAAATCAAATGGCTGAATTACAAAAAGTTGTAACTCAAGTTAATGAAAAAACAAATGCAATAAACTCTAATAATAGAGAAATACAGTCTTTAAATCAAAGTAACAATGACTTAAGATCATATCTTTCTGAAGAAGTTAGCACTGATTTAAATCAAGCAAGAGTTGAATTAGAAAATTTTAATAATCAAAAAGAAGACTTAATAGAAGAAAGACTTAAAGTAACTGAACAGATCAATTATAATGGTGTTATTGCAGAAATGCTTAGAGACACTGGAATTAAAACAAAAATAATAAAGCAGTATTTACCAGCAATTAATAAACTTGTTAATCAACATCTGCAAGTACTAGACTTTTTTGTTTCATTTGATTTAGATGAAAGCTTTCAAGAAACTATAAGATCACGATTCAGAGATGATTTTACATATGAATCATTTAGTGAAGGTGAAAAACAAAGAATAGATTTATCATTACTGTTTACATGGCGTCAAATAGCAAAGATGAAAAATTCAGTTTCAACTAATCTATTGATATTAGATGAAACCTTTGATTCTTCATTAGACCATGATGGCGTTGAAAATTTATTAAAAATATTAAATACACTTGGTGACGATACTAATACTTTTATTATATCACATAAAGGAGATATATTAGATGGAAAGTTTGATGCTAAGATTGAATTTATAAAAGAAAGAAATTTCTCTAAAATGAAAATTTAAATGTGTACATTTAATAAAAACTGTGGTATAATAATATATAAAATGATAAGGAGTATATAATGCAATTAAGCGATTCAACCTTGGACATACTTAGAAATTTTTCGTCCATTAATCAAAATATTTTGATTACTGCCGGTAGTCCTATTAAAACTATCAGCGAAGCTCGTAATGTAGTAGCAAAAGCTGAAATTCCAGAAACTTTTGACAAAGACTTTGGCATATATGATTTAAACGAATTCATTGGAGTAACTGGATTAGTCAATAATCCTAATTTACAATTTAATGATGATTTTGTTATTATTTCAGATGAATCTGGTAGATCTAGTGTAAAGTATTTTTATTCAGCTGCAGAAACATTGACAACACCTACAAAAGATGTTGCTATGCCAGAGCCTGATGTAAAATTTGTATTGAATAATGATACACTTAATAAACTCAAAAAAGCTGCATCTACACTTGGTCACAAAGAAGTGTCAATTAAAGCTAACAACGGTGTATTGAGTTTGTCTATCGTTGAAAATCAAAATGCGACATCTAATGCTTACTCAATAGATGTTGATGGTGAATTTAAAGAAGATGCTGTATTCAATTTTATTATAGATATATCTAATCTAAAAATTTTACCGGGAGATTATGATGTTGAAATTTCTTCGAAATTAATAACACAGTTTTCTCATAAAGAATTGAGTGTAAAATATTGGATTGCACTTGAAAAATCGTCAACTTACGGAGTTTAATAATGACAAATAATAATGACCAACTATATGACCTTTCTAATAAGGCATCAAGAAGTACCATCGCTGTTATAGATGCAGTAACACAGAGAGGTGGTTTTAAAGGTGAAGAACTATCTACTATCGGTGGATTACGAGACAAGTGTATTCAAATAGTTCAATTATGTGAAACCATTCAACAAGAAAAAGCAATGGAAACACCGGCTGAAGAACCCGCTACTAAAAAATAATTAC